GTGCCTGGAGGAGCTACGCCCCTCCACAGCGGTCAAGGCGTCCTCCGTGGATGTCGTCAAGCAGGCGGCCAAGATGCTCGGCTGGGATGGGGTTAAGGACGACCGGGGGCGCATGTTCCTCTCCGACTTGAAAGACCTCTCCACGGCCGCCTACGACGGACCGATGCGCTGCATGAGATACGTGGTGCAGGTATCCCGCGAGGCGCAGGTCGTGGCACTCTTCCTGTTGATTCGCGAGCCGGAGGAAATCGCCCGCTTCGTTGCTGAGTTCCCGGGGACGAAGACGATCCTGGTGGAGCGAGGGAGCGAGGCGGAGCATCTGAACCATGCAGATGCCGGCGTAGCCGGTTACCCCTACGACGTCACGATCCAGAACGACAAGGACCTGGCAAACCTGCGCTTCAGGGTGAAGAAGTTCCTGAAGAGCGAAATGAGACCTGCGCTCGTCGCGCTGGAGGCGAAGGCATGACCGGCGAAGCCTACCTCTCCGCCCTGCAGGCGTTCACCGAGGCTCACAAGATCCCCCGCGACGTCGCTTCGCGCCTGAGAAAGGCAGGGGAGGAACTCGGGGAACTCTCTGAGGCGGCGATGAACCATGACATCCCCGCGCTGACCGAAGAGGCGTGCGACCTGGTCAATGTCTCCATCGACCTGCTGACCCGGGTCGTCGGCACCAAGCTTCTCTGGCAGGTGCTGGTGGAGAATCTTATCACGAAGGACGCCAAGTATCTGGCCGGCGCGCGCCGGACCGAGGAGAGGAAGTGACCCCCGAAGGAGAGACTAAAAAAATGATCACCCGCCGCCTCTTGGCGCGCGGGCTGATCCAGGCGAAGGATGCGGTTAAGGCAACGCAGGAAAACACCGGGAAGTTCGTCATGCCGGTTCCTTCATTTCGGGGCGTGATGGGCATCCCTGACTATTACGGGCACTTTCTTGGTTTCTTCTTTGAGATCGAAGCGAAGCGCGAGGGAGAGGCGCCGACGGCGTTGCAGAAGCACCAGCTCGACGCTACCCGAGTGACGGGCGCCGCTTCTTTCGCCGTGGATTCCGAAGCGGCGATGGACCTGGTCGAGAAGTGGATGGATGAAATTGAAGAAAGTATATTGAAAACTTCTTGACAAGCAGAGAGTCCTTTGATAAGCTTCGGTTATCAAATTCAAGGAGGTAGCGAGATGGGATCGGACATTCACGGAGTGTGGCAGAAGAAGACGGTAACAGGTTGGGAGGACGTTCCCAGTACGTTCGAGCAGGACAGACACTATCTGATCTTCGCGTGGCTCGGCAACGTTCGTAATGGTTTCGGGTGTGCAGGAGTACCTACGTTCACCCCGATTACCCCGCTGTCAGATGGTAGAGGGCTCCCTGAGGACTTCGAGATTAACGATGAGGAGTGTCATACGATCCTCAGTCTCGACATCATGGGCCCGAGCATACAGAAGTACCATGAAGACGGAGAGCCACTGGAGATCTGGATGGGTGATCACTCTTTCTCCTGGGTGAGCGGGGCCGAAGTGCTGGCTGCCGAGATGCCCAAGATTCAGCGCGAAGGTATCGTATCACTGGAGTGGTACAAAACGTGGGACAAAGTTTCTGCGCCTGAGGAGTGGTGTGGCGGTCGTAGCGGCCCAAATGTGCTAGTTAGCAGTCCGGAAAGTATCTGCAAGCAGACCACCGACGTCCATATCACCTGGGCCGAAGACACTACCGAGACGCTGAAGTATTTCACCGACGAAGTCCGGCGCCTTGTCGATCTGCATGGAGAGATACGGTTCGTTTTTGGGTTCGATTCATAGAGCAGCAGAGCCAGGCGACGAGCGAGGGGTAACACTCACTCCGACCGGACCAGGAGAAAACACTCCTGACCGTCTCTGCGTTCCACAGGCACGGGCGGGCACCCGATAGGCGGGATCATGCCCGACCCGGCCGAATACCAAAAAGGAGGAAGTGATGCCGCTTCAAGATGCAGAACTCGAAAGAACACTCAACCACTATCTCAAAATATTGCGCCGCGCGGCCGCACGACGCCGTGGTTAGACATTTACAGGAGTTACCTTGGAAAAGATGGTACTTGACCCTTGCTGCGGCAGTCGGATGTTCTGGTTTGATAAACGAGATACCCGCGTCGTCTTCGGCGATATCCGAAACGAGACGATCACTGTGACGGATCGGTCGCACAAAGAAGACGGTACGCGCACCCTGAGCATTAAGCCGGACATGCACATTGATTTCCGTGCGCTGCCGTTCCCTGATGGCTCTTTCCGCCTGGTCGTGTTCGATCCGCCACATCTGGTCAGGGCCGGGGCCGATAGTTGGCTGAAGGCGAAGTACGGGAAACTGAACGTGGACACGTGGCGCGAAGATCTGCGAGCGGGGTTCGCTGAGTGCTTCCGGGTATTGCAACCCGGTGGAGTGCTGATTTTCAAATGGAACGAAACGCAGATCAAGGTGAGGGAGGTTTTGGCGCTTACGGATCGGCGGCCGCTGTTCGGCCATCCCTCTGGCAAGCGGAGCAACACCCACTGGATTACGTTTCTGGCTGTCTAACTCTTAGATTGTACTTGTCCGAGATGCTCACCAACTCCTACAACGCTGTCAGACTCTTCGACCAGCACGCTTACGAGACACAGGAAGACTACCCTGATAAGAATTGGAAAGATTTTAGGCCTTAGGTCCACTTATCACCCTTCGAGAAGTGAGGTGTGTCGCCCCCGCACACCCTGCTCAAAGGGCCGACTCAGGTCGGGCACCTCCAAACGGAGAGGATCAACAGCGGCCAGAGCTTCTCCTTCGGGTCAAGGAGCTTAGGGGGCAGAAGCACATCTTCGAGGTGCAAAGGACGCGATATGGAATGGTACACACCTGATGTGCCCAACGGAGGACGCTCACCAAAGATGCTGACCACGCAGACAGGGCGCAAGGCGGACGGGTCCAAGGCACAAGTAGCGCTGTCGAACCAGATAAAGATGTTTGAGACGGACGGACGGACGGACGGACGGAGCGAAGTGAGATGATCAAATTCAGGAGGGAGTTGAATGTGGATATTGCCGAAGAACATAGGCCCTTTAATGCAGTGGAGTTCTGCGCAGGTTACGCTGGCATCCATCTCGGACTCAAGCAAGCAATCCCGGCTTTGCGCGTCGTCGCTTTTAGTGAGATCGAAGCTTTCGCGGCAGCCAACCTGGTTGCAAAAATGGAAGCGGGACTCCTGGACGTCGCACCTATCTGGACGGATCTTAAGACCTTCCCTGGACTCGCGTTTCGCGGCAAAGTGGACCTCCTTGTTGGGGGATTCCCTTGCCAGGGATTCTCAGCGGCAGGTAAACGACTTGGAGACACCGACCCTCGGCATCTCTGGCCTTTCTTCGTCGAACAGATCAGACTCATGCGGCCAAGTTACTGTTTCTTCGAGAATGTCGATGGAATTATTAGCTCCAAGCTCACAGGCGAAGGATGGAATGATCCCCCGGGAACATCTGTTCTGCTCCATGTCTGCAGGGAACTGGAAAGACTGGGTTACGTCGCAACGGCTGGAGTATTCTCAGCGGCTGAAGTCGGCGCGCCTCACCAGAGAAAGCGAGTCTTATCCTTGCAGAAAGGCGAGGCGGCTGCCAGGCAGCCGCCGAAGGTAAATCTCAGCGAGGATTGTCCCGCAGAGCGGTTGAGGAACTCACCGAACTTGGAAGCACAGGCGGGGATGTGGCCGACCGTCTCTGCGAGCGAGACGAAGCAGAACCAGTCCCCGCGAACAGCGGGGACTGCAGGAACACAGAAAAGCTTATCTGTGGAAGTTCTTTGGCCGACGATCAGCGTCAACGAGTCCAAGAACTCGGAGATGGGCAGTCAGGCGGCGAGTTCCTCGCCGCCGCTCGGAACGGCAGTACACCTCTTTGGCCCTCAAGACCTGGAGAGCCACAGCACTGGTGGGAGCCGCCAAGAACCAATCTCCCTTGGGTCCGAACCGCCAACAGACACCATGATTTTGAGTACCAAGTCGAAGAAGTTGAACCCTCGCTGGGTCGAGACCTTGATGGGTCTTCCTATCGGCTGGACACAGCCGAGCTGTATGAATCCACTGACAATCGGGTCGATGAGCTGCGCCTCCTTGGAAACGGAGTCGTCCCCGCCTGCGCAGAGAAAGCTTGGAGAGTGCTGTTCACAAGGCTCAGAGGCGTCCGCCCAGGCGACGCCGTGCGCCCTTAACATCGACGAGTCCTACTACCAGAGAAGCGGGAATTTGGTGTACCCAGGGCTGGCGAAGCAAGTGAGGGATGAGGCGACGGCCTGGCCGTCGCCCAGAGCCTCCGACGCCGAGCACGGCGGCCCGAACCAGCGAGGGAGCAAAGGCGATTTAGCACTTCCGAGTGCAGTCCTTCAAGACTTCTCCGCACCCCTCTTCGACTTCTAAAAAGGAGAACATCATGCTTCTCAGACTCATCATGACCCCGCTCGCGATAGCCGCGGCGCTGCGGGACGAGATCGTTTGTTTTTTCGTCGCCGCAGGCGACTACTTGGAGGATGTATGGAAAAGACGTTAATTCTGAACCTGGTCGGAGCCATACTCCTGTCGTGCGTGGGAGCAAGGGTCAATGCATGGATAAATGACTCCCCTAAGTACTCGACTTGGTATGGGATGCTTATTTTTTGCCGGAGTTTCCTCTCGGTGGTCGCGGGTACAATCTGGATCGCAGTCAGCGTCGCCTGCGGAATCTACTTCCTGGCTCTGCGATGATCGACCTCTTCGCAACGCCTCCGGCGCCTCCGGCGCTCATGACCCCCAAGATCATCCAGAACTCGATCGTCTTCCAAACCAGGGACGCCGAGAAGGTGCGCGCCTGCATCCCGGGGATGAAGGAAGCCGGCGGATACTGTGCCGTGCCGCTCTCCCTCGAATCCGCCCGCATCCTCAGGAACCTGGGAGTCGAGGCGCCGTCGCCTATAAGGACGCGCTACGGCTGGCCGATCATGAAGGGGCGGCAGCCCCGGGCGCACCAGATCGACACGGCGGAGGCAATGACCTTAAACCCCCGTTTTCACTGCCACAACGCACCCCGTACCGGCAAGACCATGTCCTCTTTATGGGCCATCGATTACCTCCAGAGCATGGGGATTGTAAACAAGGCGCTCATCATCGCCCCGCTCTCCTCGTTGGAGCGTGCCTGGGGCGACGAGCTTTTCCTTAACTTCCCCCATATCAAATTTACTGTCCTCTACGGCTCTCGTGAGAAGAGAATCAAGCTGCTCCAGGAGCCGAGCACGGTCTTCATCGTAAACCACCACGGTGTAGATATTTTGCACGACGAGCTTATGAAGCGCGGAGACATCGACCTGATCGTGATTGATGAGCTGGCAGTGTATCGCAACGCCAAAACTAAGAAGCTCTGGAAGCCTACCAACGATATTGTGAACAACCGAGGAGTCCATACATGGTGCTGGGGGCTTACCGGCACCCCGACATCCAACGAGCCGACAGACGCCTATGGACAGGCGAAGCTGGTACGACCGGAGTCAGTGAAGAACATCTCTTTCACGGCGTTCAAGAACAGCGTATGTCAGCAATACGGGCCCTTCAAGTGGGTTCCACGCAGGGGGTGTGAGGAGATTGTCACACGGGTACTGTCCCCCTCGATTAGGTTCGACCGCAGCGTGGTGACATCCATGGAGCCTTGCTTAATTGAGAGACACGCCGAACTATCCCCGGAGCAGAAGCACCACACAATCAAGTTGCTCAAGGATGCAGTTACAGAGATAGGTGACTCCACTGTTACAGCGGTTAATGCCGCAGTATTAGTGTCTAAGTTAATCCAAGTTTCGTGTGGGTGTGTCTACGGGGCAGATGGCGAGTTCCTTGAAATAGACTTCGGCCCACGACTCAAAGTATTAGAAGAGGCAATAGAAGAGAACGGACCAGGCAAAGTACTTGTTTTTCTCCCCTTCACTGGTGCTCTGGAAGCATTAGCAAGAGAGTTAAAGAAAAAGTGGAGCGTAGAGATCATCAATGGAGATGTCTCGGCACACAAAAGGAATCAGGTATACCAGGACTTCCAGACGAAGGCTGATCCACACATCATCGTAGCGCACCCTCAGTGCATGGCGCACTCATTAGAATTGACCAAGGCAGATTTAATCTGCTGGTACGGACCTATCAGCTCCAACGAAATTTACACTCAGGCATGTTGCCGGATCGACGGCGGCGGGCAGAAGAGCAAGATGGATATTCTGCACATTTCGTCCACCCCAGCGGAGCGCAAAATCTACGCAACTGTGCGGGAACGCGGAAGATTACAGGATGTTGTCCTCGACCTTCTGGCGGGTGCGAAGAAACTGAAATAAATCTATGAAAACTTCTTGACAGGTATTAAAGGGTCTGATATAAAGTAATCAGGATTTGAATTCAACGAAGGAGGAGACGCAGATGGCAATCACCCCGGAGGACGTAGTCAAGAAGTACCAAGAGGATCGTGAGAAAATCCAGGCGATCAGGAAGGCCGCCGAGGCGGAGGTCCAGACCATCGAGGCTTCGCAGAAGAAGCGCGAGGATTACCTGCTCTCGCTCTCCGACCCCTCGCTCCTCGAATACTTCACGGACCTCTACCTGAACGGTCGAGACGGGAAGTCCACGGCGGAGGCCCAGAAGAAAGAGCTGAAGTTCCAGATGGATGCCATCGAGAAATGGCTCCTGAAGACCCTCGACTCCCTGAAGAGCACCGGCATGAAAACCGCCTTCGGCACCGTGTTCCCGACCAGGAAAGAAGGCGTGAGCGTCGAGGACTTTGATGCGGTCCTGGACTTCGCCGTGCTCCGGCCGCTCGCAACCGCGATAGACGCCTGGGTCCAAGATGAAAACTCATCGGGGTATGAGGGTATTGAGGAGATAGTCTCAATTCTCAAGTCCTCCGCTCACTTCGAGTTCCTCAACAAGGCAGTATCGAAAACTGCGGTGCTCGAAGTCATGGGGGAACAAGATCCGAAAGACCACTCCAGACCGAACCCTGCGCCCCCGGGCGTGAAGTACACGGCAATCAGGACCGTCGGGGTGAGGAAGTCATAAAGGAGCCTCCCCATGCATACAATCCTCAGATGGGCCGATGGAACATGGATCAACAAGGAAGACTACCGAGAAGCAGATTATCAGTGGTTAAGCGATGACTACGAAGAGGTGGAACTTTCCGACGAAGAATACGAAGAGCTTCTTTAACCCCTGCCTACGCAGGGCAACTCACTCCAAAGGAGGCCACGTCGTGGCAGACCGACCCAACTTCAAAAAAGCACCAGCAGCGGACGGGAAAAAGCAGCATTTCGCAGGTCGCATCTTTAGCAGAATTAAAGAGAAAATGGCTGGCACCCAGAAGAAGGCCCTTGTGGCTGCGGAGTACATGGACCTGAAGATGAATTGGCAGTCGTATATCAGGGGTAGAAGTCGTGCCCCCTTCCGCAAGAACGGAGAAAAAGAAATGCTTCGTCGTAGGACCCAGATGGCGAATGGGACTCACGGCCTTTAGTTCCTGCTACCCTCTCCCTCAAGGAGAGGCAACTCACTCCAAAGGAGTAATTGAACCATGGCAAACGAAGTAATGATCCCCTCCGGCAGTACTGTACCCGCGCACATCCTCGCGCTCCTGAAGTCGAACCCGAGCCTGCTCAGTATCAACGACAACGCAGCCAACGGCATCGGCGGGGCGAGTGTCCCGACCATCATCGCCTACATGGGCACCTTCAAGACCAAGGTGGACGGTGTCGAGGCTCCGATCCAGATCCAGACCGAGCAGGGTCCCATGAACGCGAGCCGCATCTCCGCGATCATCCTGGCCGCTAAGAAGCAGCTCATTCGCAGCTTCTACATGGGGGCCTTCGTCGCCGGCCAGGAACCGCAGTCCCCGGACTGCTCCAGCGAGGACGGAATCAAGCCGCGTTCGGATTCCCCTAATAAGCAGTGCGAATCCTGCGCAGGATGCCCGCAGAACGTCTGGGGCTCCGCCAAGCAGCAGGATGGTAGCGCTGGCAAGGGTAAAGCCTGCTCCGAGCGCAAGGTGCTCGCCGTCTACGCCAACAAGGGCGTCTACAAGTTCACCATCCCGCCGGCATCCCTGGGCGACTTCGCTGCCTACGCCAAGCAGCTGGGCGCTCACGGCCTGGCACTGCCGACCGTCGTGACCTCGATCTCCTTCGACCCCGCGGCTCCGACCAAGCTGGTCTTCACCTACGTCAACGTGCTGGACGAGAAGCAGCTCCCCGTCGTTATCGGCATGATCGACTCCCCCGAAGTGAAAGCGATCATCGACGACGCCTTCGGCGGCGCACCACAAGCGGCACTTCCCGCTTCTCCGGCCGAAGACCCTGCCATCAAGGCGGCAGCCGAGAAGAAAGCGAAGGACGAAGCAGCTGCGGCGGAGAAGAAGGCAGCTGCCGACAAGAAAGCGGCGGAGAAGAAAGCGAAGGACGACGCGGCCAAACTCGCCGCGCAGTCGGCAGGTCCTGACCTCGGGCTTGATTTGGGTGGTGCCTCCTCTGGTCCCTCCGACGACGACCTGGCCGCGCTTCTCGATCTGTAGGCCCTACGGGCTCCCTCCGGGGAGCCCTCTTTTAGGAGATAAAATGAGCATCCAAGGCGAATTTCTCGCGGAGCCAAAAAGAAAAATAGGCATCCTCCACCTCGCAGGGACCAAGGGCTTCGCTACTGCCTTCGCAGTTTGGAAAGGGCTCAACGACATCCACGACCTGTCCTTCATGGTCGGTACTACTGAAACCCCTGCCTATATCCTCTGTAGAGACTTTGCAGCCGCTGGTGGAGAGGAGGTCTTCTACTTCTCGGAAGTTCCTTGCTTGGAGGCGTGGCGCCAGACGAACGGTGAAGAACCTTTTCCTGAAATTCTTCTCTACGTCGCTGATAGAGGCACCTGGAATCTGGAGCACTCTAGAGAGATCAACGCCTTCATCGCCCAGATGCCTCAGACCTTCACGGACTGGGATAATTTCTACATGCCCGAGGCTTACGACGCCGGCCGAGCGATTCTCAGGTTCGCATCGCTCACGACGTATTCTGTTGCAGATATCCTTGCTTCGCAGGAGTAACCACATGACCACCGAACACAACAAAACGCCTCCCGAGTTCCTCGAACTCGAAGAGATTCTCAAGCAGACCAAGCTCTCTTCCCGGGAGCTTGGTCCCCTTTTCATGACCTCCAACCAGACGGTGCTCTCCTGGTCGCACGGCGCCGTGCCCAAACAGGAAGTGCTTCGGCTCTACGCTGTCAGGGTCATCCGCCTGCTGAAGAAAATGATCGAAGAGCATGAGCTCCCGCTCAGGGACGACGTGCCGCAGAAGGACCGCAAGGGGCAGTTGCAGGAACTCTGGAGGCGGAGGCTTTCGCCTCCGGCGAAGAGAGAGCAGGAGGAGGGGTAGTGAACCCAACATGCCCCTACTGCTCAAGACCCTCTCGGAGAGTTACCGGCGTAGACCTGTATCCGCATCGCGCAGACTTAGCCGACA